AAGAAGAAGGACGAACCCCAACCAGTAGAGAACCTAGACCGCTATGGCCGTTATATTCAAAAGCAGCTAGCAATCGCAGATAGCAATCGTGATAAGTTCCTAGATGCGGTTCAATCATTTATGGATAAAGTAGTAGATAAGGCAGTTGCTAACATACCGGCAGAGATTAGAGACATGCAAAACAAACAACTACTTGATAAAGAGGAGCTTACTACCCAAGCCGTATTTGACTTAACACCATATCTAGTCGACGTAGCAAAACAGGCTGGTGGTGAGGCACTGGCACTCATCAATGAACCATCTGCTAGTCTAATAGTTGACCCAACAGCTGATATACAGAAACAAGTCAGTAGCTTTATGAAATCATCAATCACAACTGCTGAAGATAAGATGGTTTCTATTATTACAGATGGTGTAAAGAATGGTGCGGGAGTTCAAAAGATCAGTCAATCAATCCGCAAGCAGATGCCAAACTTTACTAAGGTGCAATCTGACCGTATAGCTAGGACTGAATTATTACGATCAAGCAACTTAACAGCTTTAGAACAGTGGAAAAATAGTGGATTAGTATCGGGTAAGGAGTGGGATGCACGATTTGACGCTGATGCTATCTGTAAACAATACGACGGTGATGTTATAAAGTTAGATGGCGATTTTTACCAGACCAAAGAGTTTGCTAATGGAAACCCACCAATCCATCCTAATTGTCGCTGTGTATTGTTGCCGGTACTATTTGACGATAAACGGGTAAACCTATGGAACGACGAACGAGGTAACATTCAGTTTAGTGCTGATGAGATTACTGGTTATCATGCCAAAGATGAAACTGGTGTTGGTAGAAACACTAATATATTTGGTGATGCTTTTTATATTGCCCGTGATGCCAAAACGGCACAAGAGTTTGGCGATAATGTTGTTAAGGCAACCGTACCGATAAAAGAGGCACAGATATTACGCATCGCAAGTCAGGCCCAATTTGATAAGTTCGTTAAAGAAGCAATCAAATGGTCAAATGCCAATAACTTACCGATTGACACTAATATTGCCCTACCGAGTTACGCCATATCACTTGGCTACAAAGCCATAGAGGGAACACCGAGCTTTGACCCACTAGCCGGTATCGGTATTGTTGATCCTAAACTAAAAAAGATAGCCATAAGTTTGTTTGAAAAAGCCGTAGAAGAATACAATTACAAAGCTCAAGTTTCAGTAGAGCAGGAAAATAATAAAAAACTCTTGAAAAAACTCAAGGAGCAAGACAAGTACATCAAAGACTTAGAAGGCTACCTTGATGAAGACTAAACTAGATATAGCCAAAGCCAAGAAAGCTAAACGCCAGGAACAGACTGACGATATAAAAGCCCTTGTAAGCGAAATTAAGCGGTTTCACGACGAGTTTCAGCCACAAGAGCCTATTGACCTTACTGAACTACAAAAGCAGCTTGCAGAGCTTCCTGTGCTTATACAACAACCATTATCTTCGAGCCTAGAGGGGTTTCTAAGCGCATTTAAGACCCACCTTGTAACTACCATCTCAAAAAATAAACAAGACCCCGACCTCTCTAGGCTAATTAAGGATATAAAGATTGAGAATAAGATAGATCTTAAACCGTTGACTAAAGAGATCAGAAATCTACGAGAAAAGGCGGCCAAGCAAAGCCAAAACCCCGAAGATTTTGTACCATATAGGCGAGTTATCAAGAGTGGCAACAAGCTTGTATTTGACGACAATATTACGGCTGGAGGCGGTGGCGGCGGTTTTAATACTGATGGTCTCGCCACAACAGCTAAACAAGACGATATTATTACTGCTATAGGCGGTATATCTAGTGGTGGTGCCAAACCTACCGACGCTTACGGCATACAGGCTATATCTGATGATGGAACGTATAAGTACTACTTCTTTGAAGATGACTCAGCCAATTACTACGTGATGCGCAAAACCAAGGCGACCAGTTTATTTAAATACACCAAAGGAACCGGGGGCTATTCATCTGTTTATGTAGATCCGTCAAGCGGGCCCAGTGGCTCACCAGCATGGGCTGATTATGGGGCAACTTTTTAATTAAGGAGAAAATATGAAAGCACGAATTACAGCAAAAGGAGTTTAACTTATGTATAAGCCAATCAACCGAAGATACCACGACCTTGATGACCCTAACACTCAATCAAGCATGACTTGGGATTTGAGTAATGGTGATGAGATAGTTGTACCAGACCTTGCGACCTTTGGAGAGGTGACAGACGGTAAAGAACAGCTTACAGCACTAGCTCAGCAGGTATGTGATAGCTACGAGGAGAACCTATAATGGCAGTAATTATTTCCAAGCAAGACACTGACATTAAGACAGCCAATAACTTCTATCAAGTTGAGGCTCATAATCTCAGCCCATATAGCTCATCAGTCTTAACACTTAACACTGCTAAAACTATCAACGTTACCTTTGCTAACGCCGGTAACTGTCAAGGAGTAGTCTTAACCCTTTACCAACCTTATTCTAGTGGAGTTACCACAGGTATAACAGTTAAACTCAAAGAGTCAGGTACGGAACGAGCTAGCGTTACCTTGACTGCTGATGACATTACCAACAACTCGGGTTCATACTTTGGTTACTGGGTTACACCTTTCGAGTTTCCAACGCCCTACGCTATAGATACTACTCCTGGCAAATGGACATTTGAGGTTTCGCAAACTGCGATGTTATCGCCCTGGTGGTATTTACAAACCTCTAATGGCTCGTCGGCGATGTTTGCTACTTGGTGCGATAATCTAACCAGCTTTTCAGCTAATGATACTGTTATCTGTAAAGATATCGTAACTATCTCTGATGATACTCAAGTTAGGGGTACGCTAAGTACAGGCGATAGTAGTAATGCTATTGCACTTCTGGTCTGTAAATCTAAAGGCACACCACCGACTAAGACCAATAATCAGGTTAATCTACAAATACAGCCTAGCTCAGCTCCGACTACCCTAACCATTGATGGCTTGATATGCTGGGGTTCTCATGGTGGCTGGCAGGTTGGCACTTCAACCACTCCAGTACCAGCCAATAAGCAGGCGACTATTGACATAACCTACCGTACAGTTGGTACAAACTGGGGGTTCAGAGGGGCAGGACCATATAACTCACCAAGAGGCACAATTCTGATGTACGGCGAATACCCTGCCACTTATAAATATGAAATGACTGCCGATGTACCGATTGGACAAACCTACTTCGACACGACAGATACAACTGGCATAAATGTTGGCGATGAGTTCTATCTATCTTGGGTAGACCAAGTGGCTAACCAGAATATTGAAAAGCATACTGTAACCTCAACCACAGCTACCAGGGTAAACTTTACGCCTGGGACAACTTCCTACAAACGCAAGGCTGGGGGCTATGCTTATAAACTCAACGAGTTAGGAGCAAAGTTTAAGATATCAGGTTCTGCAAGTATTGGTGGCTTTCAATACAGTGTCGGTACGCCCTCTAATTTTTATATGCAAGGCGTAGACTATTTTGGTGATTGTAGTGCTAATACAGTATCACTTTACGCCTCTGGTGGTGCAATGGGTATTGCTAATGAGCCTGACGCTTATCAATCAAAGTTTGAAGTAACTCATTGTGTTAGATATCCATATAATAACGCTGCTCAGAACGGAACATTTTTTAATGGCTATCGACCAGAACTAGGGGTTAAAATATCTCACTGTGTAGCAATTGGTTCGGTCTGTATGGTTTCTGCTCAGCAACTCGACACCTGGATAGATAATCCTATAGAGGAAGATAATAATTATTCAGGTATGACTTGGTCGGCTGCACGAGTTTATCCACAGAACGGTGTATTGACTTTGAAGATAACAAACTGCACTTTTGAAAATATGGCTCTAGGGTATCTGAACGGTAAAAATGGAGTGTTCAAAGATAATTATATTAAAGGTGGCTCAGGTGGTGGTTGGCAACTGTATTTAGCTAATTATGTGAACTGCGAGGACTGGTCTAATAACACTTGGAATTCTTGCCCGACAGGTATCCAGCTAATCCAGACTATATCCAATACGACAATCAGAAATGATAAAGGGCTAAGCACTTGGGGGGCTATCGGCTCTACCTCTTTCTTTGTACCCAAGTCAGCTTGTAACCTGATTAACTTTGTTGTGGACAACCCTGACTTTAACATCACCTTAAACACGACCGAGCAACCCTATATGATTGAGGGTTCATATATTGCAATTACTAATGAGGGTGGCACGACCAACAAAGACCGCAGTGTATTCCGTAACGGCACAATCTACCGTACAGGCACAGGACTATCTGACACTACCGTCCGAACAGCAGGGGGTTATGCACTAAAGTTTGACTCTCGCAATGGTAGCGACCTAATGACTTGGAAACAAACTATCCCAACAGGTGATATCCAGAACAAGACAATGTTCGTATCAGTCTGGGTCAAAATAAGTAACTCAGCTTACTGGGCAGGTACTCACACCAACCCCACACTGACTATAACCTATGACCAAACCACAACTACTAGCACAGTCGCCACTAACACAACCGATTGGCAACTACTGTCTTGTGTGTTTACCCCAGCAACTAACTATGGACAGATTGAAATGAAACTAACAGGTGCGAGTGATGCAACCTCACCAAATAATGTCTTTTATGTCGATGATGTGAATGTATCCTACCCTGCTGGTGTAGCAGTTGATTTAGGTGGACTTGACCTCTGGGCTAATGGACTACCTGTCGCTCCTGCGATTGCCACTGTACCTAGTCTTGCAGGGGTGTGGGACGAGCCATTATCTGCACACACAATTGCTGGTAGTGCTGGAAAGATATTGAAAGACGGGGCAGATAACGCAGAGCTGGCGGCTATTAAATAGAGTTGTTGACAGTAACGGTGGTTGTTATTTAATACACTTGTAACTTAGGAGAATTATGAACACAAACTACGTTAAGGCAACCATTGAGGAGAAGAAGGCTGATGAATTTACTGCTGTTGCCTCTTCAAGCGTTGTTGACCGTCAGGGCGAGGTGATACAACAAACTGGCTGGGATCTAAAGAACTTTAAAGCTAACCCGATCCTTTTATGGATGCACGATCATACTAAACCACTAGGCAAGGCAACTCGTGTCTGGCTTGATAAAACTGGAGCTACCCCAACCCTAAAGTTTAAGGGTGTAATATCTGATGCTACTGAATGGGGTAAGGCTGCCAAACAATTAATGGAAGAGGGTATATTAAATAGCTTCTCAGTTGGATTCCGGGCCAATGAGATTGATGACAACACGATTACTAAAGCTGAACTTTATGAAATTAGCTTAGTTACCGTACCGGCCAACCCTGAAGCACGGCTTGTAGCTGGCAAGGCTCTAAAAGAAGCCGGTATCAGTGATGAGATTACCAAAGAGTTTGAGGTTACTGAACTTGAGTCGTTAAAACTCAAGATTAAAGAGTTAGAATCTGTAATAAATTCGGAAAAAGAGTTGCAAAGCTCTGCTCCGATAAGGTCGAAGCAGGAGGTCGTTTCTAAGAGATTAGAGCTATCCAAAGTGGTAGCTAAGGCTGCTGACAGACTAATAGTAGAGTCAAAAAGCCCAAAGACGGTCAACCATGCAAAAATGATAAAAATAGCTAGTGAAAAGCTAATTTCTGATATGAAAGGAGACCTATAGATGGGTTTACTCGCAGAATTAAGAAATAAGCAAGCAGCAGGTACTATCACTGACGCAGAAGCTAAACAATTGCAAGAACTTGAAGCTGACATCAAAGCAGAAGAAAGCGACGACGAAAAAGCAATTGAGGAAGCAGCATCTAAATTTGCAGATAGCGTTTCAAGCAAAGTTGACGAGAAAATGTCTAAGTTAGACGAACTCGTTGCTAAGTTTGAACAAGTTGAAGCAAAGGTCACAAAGGCTTCAAGCCCAGTAATTGTTGATCAAAAAATGGGTGAAGTAACTGTTAAACAACTAGAAGATGAGAAGTTTGAAATTGCTGAACGTAAACAAGCTGGTAAAAAGAATGTTACCGTCAGTCGTAAAACAATCCACATGCTACAAGCTCTTGTACAGGGTGATCGTCAAAAATTGCAGATCCTTACAGAAGGAACTCCTGCCAATGGTGGTTACTTAGTACCAGAAGAGTTTGCAAACATGATTGTTGAAGATCGACGTGACGCAACAGTTATGCGCCAACTTGGTACAGTGATACCTGTTACGACAGACACCTTCCACCTTCCAACTTTGGCTACACGTCCACGAACCTTCTGGCGTTCTGAGGCGGCTGTAAAGAATACCTCTACAGCAACCTTTGGCGAGATCGTTCTTACCCCTTACTCACTTGCATCAATCGTCCCTCTATCAAACGAGTTGGTCGCTGACGCACAGTTGGGTACTGGTGGTTCAATCGTTAACTTGATTGCTAACTACATGGGTACTGCTCTTGCAGAAGAAGAGGACAAAGCTTTCTGGACAGGTAACGGTTCTGGCAAACCAACTGGTATTGACAACTATTCGTTTACAACGCTTACAGCAAGCGCAACAGACGCATCACGTGCAGACACGATTATCCAGGCACTTTACAAGTTGCCACAGGGTTACCGTAGCAGCGCAGTGTGTGTGGCTAACAAGAATACTTGGGCTAAGGTTGCAACGCTTAAAGACAACAATAACCAATACCTACTAACAGGTTTGGCAAACAGTCCTTCTCCAGTACTTCGTGGTCGTCCAATCTATGAACAAAATGACATCGGTGATGGCAAAATGTTCGTTGGTGACTTCAAAGACTACTTCATTGCTGATCGACAAGGTGTAACAGTTGATGTTTCAACTGAAGCAACCGTTGGCGGTAAGAGCGCATTTGAAAGCAACTTAACATACGTTCGTGTGGAAAGTCGTGTTGACGGTGAGCTTGCGATTACAAACGGAATCGTAGAAGTAGGCGGACTTGGTACAGTCTAGTAGCTTGCCTACGCAGTCCCTTCGGGGACTGTAGGGAGGTTATTATGAGAGTAAAGATAATTAAACCCCACAAGAAATACGCCGTCGGCCAAACCATCCAGGTATCAGCCAATGAGGGCTTTGGGCTTATAGACGGCGGGTTTGCAATCCAGACTAAGGATGTAACCACAACTGAATGGCAAAGTAACAAGAAAGTAAGCAATGGCAGATCTCGTAAGCTGGGCGCTCACCACAGTAAGTGACGTTAAGGAGTCTTTAGGTATAGATAGTGGCGACACATCTAAGGACAACATTATTAAGCGCAAAATCAATCAAGCTACGCAAATGATTGAGGGCTTTTGTAATTTGCCATATAACCACCACTTTGTTGTAACGACCTATACTAATGAAGAATATGACGGACAGGGTAGTAACGCCCTGAGCTTATATATGCGGCCAGTAGTTAGTGTTAGCAGCTTTCAGATTCGCAACACAACTGAGAACCAAGACAGCTGGAGTGACATAGACAGTGATGATTACTTTGTTGATAACAACGCTGGCGTGTTGGAGCTTAACTTTACGCAATCTCAGGGCTGGAATCGCTACCGTGTAACCTATTCGGCAGGGTTCAGTGATGTGCCGTATGACCTTAGTGAGTCCTGCGCAGCCATAGCCGCCTTTTATGTTGAGAATAGTGCATCAGGCACAGCTGTTAAGCGTAAACAAGAGGGACAGAGGAGTATTGAATACTTTGACCCAACGTCAGGCGGTGGCGGTGGTTCAATCATTGAGCAATTAGGCCTTGATGATGTTTTGCAGCGATATGTTCAATACAATCTGCAAGATACAAAATGATTTACTTCAATAGTGATGAAATCCAAATATACCGACAGCGTCGTATAGGCTCTACGAACCGCTACAGCGTGTCTGCTACCTTTACTGCGTATAATATGGATATTCAGCCAGAAAGTCGCCCAGACCGCCTGCAAATGTCTGGAAACCGCTATGGAACGCAATGGGTAGGCTTTATTGATGCTAATGTAGATATTAAAGAGGGTGATGAGATTAGGGTTACTGATACCGGCAAGAAGTATGGTGTAAAAGGCGTACAGAAGTGGGCCGGTGCTGGCCTGTTAGATCATATAGAATTAACCCTCATTAGTCAGGACGGTGTATGAGTGACGTTAGCATAAAGATTAAGAACCTACCGCAGATACGAGCTGCTTTTGCGAAAAGTCCAGTTATAATGACAAAGAATCTCCGTAAAGCTATAGAGACTGCACTATTAACTGTTCAGCGACAGTCAATTATAAATGCACCTCGGCGTACCGGATTCTTGAAAGCATCACACCAGTATAGAATGTTAAGCAATTTATCCGGTTACGTGCAGCCCACAGCCTATTACGCAAGCTTTGTTCATGACGGTACACGCTTTATGAGGGGGCGACCATTCTTACGGCAAGCAGTCGCCGAGAAGGAATCTGAGATTGATAGGTTGTTTCAAACGGCGGTACAGGATACCTTAGATGAAATAGCAAGGAGTACACCATGATTCAATCTGTAATGACAGAACTAAAACATCAGGTAATTGATAAAATAGAGGCGTTAGATAACGTACAGGTTGTCTATCCGGCCGAAAACATGAATCCATCTGGTTGGCCGTCAGTTTTTGTAGTTATAAGCGATATGGAGGGCGAGTTTAGCTCTACAGCTGAAAACTCACGAGTCTATTCTTATGATTGCTTAGTCTTATTCCCAGAGGGTCAGAACTTTGTACCAGCCAGCGAGAACGATCGTGAAGATTACGCCGAACAGGTGGTGGGTGGAGTTGTTGACAGTATTATCAATGCCATAGATACTGACTTTGAGCTTGATAGCTTGCCAACAGATACGACGGTATTATTCGTAAATGCAGCAGATTGTCTCTGGGGTAAATACGAAACCGAAGCTGGCATCTGCAAAGCAGCGCAAGTAACATTAAAGATTTACACCGAGACAACGGTGGTATAAGGAGATAAAGATGACGAAATTCGTTGGCCGACGTGGTTCACTAGCCCTAGCGATTGAAGATACCAGGGGTGTGCCATCTTCAACATCCGGCGATTATTTCTGGGTTCCTGTAGCTACTATGAGCTTCAAGGATACGGTAGAAGAAGCACGGGAAGATCAAGGCATGGGTGTTATCGCTGACGGTGATAGTAAATATGTAACCCTAAAGATGGGTGAAGGTGACGTCGAAGCGCAGTTATATAGCAATGCACTCGGTGTGGTATTAACTGGCGTATTGGGAGCCATACCATCAAGTTCTGGTGGTAATCCCTATACTCATACCTATACACTAAGCAACTCAAATCAACACCAAAGCGTATCAATTTACTGGAGTGACCCAGATCGTAAAGATATGTATAAGCTTGGTATGATTGATAACTTTAAAGTATCAGTTGAACCAGGCAAGATTGTTGACTATACTATCGGCTTTAAATCAAAGACAGCTGACGAGTGGTCAACTTTGTCATCTAGCTACACAAGTTTAGGTACTAAGTTCTTACATCAACATGCATCAGTTAAACTTGCAGCTGACACTGCCAGCCTCGCTGCTGCCACATCCCTTTCTGTTAAGAAGCTAGAGCTAACGATTAATAAGAATACGATGTTTGACTCAGTAATGGGTACTGTAGAGCCAGAAGATGTACTGAACCAACAGCTCAGTGTTGAGGGTTCACTTGAGTTGAACCTAGAAGATGACACCTTCCGTGATTATATGCTTAATGGTACTTATAGAGCCTTAGAGGTTAAACTATCCGCAAGCAGCAGCGCATCACTGACACTACAATTCCCACGAGTTGACTTTAGCCAATGGGAGCCAGACTATACACTTAACGAGATTGCAAAACAAACAATTAACTTCAAGGCTAACTATGACGCAGCCAATGCAGCGAACATAATTAGCACCTGTACGCTGATTAACACCTGTCCCTTATACACACCTGACGCCACCGACGATCTACTC